CTACAAAGATGCCTTGATCTTGTGCGTGTTTTACAACGTTACCTGAACAGAAATAACTCTTACCTGCTCCTGATTCGCCTGCAAACACAGTAACCTTACCTAGCGGAACACCTTTGTGAAAGTCGCCACTGATAAGATAGTTTAGTGCAAATGAGCCTGTACTAATCCAATCTGTTGGATCGTTAAAGCCAGCACTCATGCCTGAGATACTTTTTGTTAAGTCCTTACGGAACTTGCTTACATCAAATGATTTAGCCATGTTTTCTCCTAATTAGCTGAAAAGTAGGGCAACTAAAAAGGGTTGCTATTCAATAAAGCAACCCTTTTAGCTTGCTCGTTATTAACCCTGACGTGCTCGGATCATTGCTAGAATGTCTTGTGCGCCGCCTTCTGCAGGTGCTTCGGCTGCTGGTGCTGCCGCTGGTGTTGCTTCTGCTACTACCGGAGCCGCTACTGGTGCTGGCGCTGGCGTTGGTGCAGGTGCACTTTGACTAGTTGCTGTAGCTTGTGGGCTGGCAGCTTTCATCGGATCACCTGTACGTGCTTGCATACCTGCAGGACGGAAGTAATTACTCCAACGTTCTGCATCATATGCTTCACCATCCACTGATGCTTCAAACATTTCTTGCATTGCTTTTTGAGCTACTTCATCTGGCTTTTTAGGAAGGAAGTCATTTAAGTTAAACAGTCCATGGGTATTAACTGCCGCCATTTCATTATCAGCTAACGGACGCTCTCTACGTGCCCAATTACTTGTGCCATAGTCTGCGTAGCCACCTTTCGATGTTTTGTTTAGACGGAAGTCTACACCAGCAGTATAATCTGTTGGTAATTCTTCCATGTCAGGATCCATAAGTGCTTGCTTAATAATTTGGAAAATCTGTGGTCCAATAATAAACCTACGAATTGGATTCTCGGGTGTATTATCGTCTGCCAATGGATTATCTGTTACAAAGCCTTGGAATACGTATGAACGCTTTTTCCAATACTTACGACCCATATCTTCTAATGACGGATCTTTAAACCAACCACGTACTTCGTTTAGAATGTTACATGTTTCGCCGTACATTTCCATACATGGAATTTGTACTTGTACTGGACGCGAGTCAGTTTCGCCTTTAACACCTGCGAACGGAAGTTTGATCATCAAACGTTCTGCCCAGAAAAAAAGTGTTATCTGCATTACCGTCTGGAAGGAAACGTAGAGTACCACTCTCGCCTTCTTTCATATTCCAAAATGGGTAAATTGCGTTGTCGCCGCCGCCTTGTGAACCACCTGATGAACGTGTTTCTTGTTCTTTGAGCTTTGCTCGAATTTCTGCTAATGATGCCATAGTTAATGCCTCCTATATGTTGTGCCTATGTCGTGTTGTGTAGCTACATTGCTACGTTTGTGCCTTTTATGTTTGTAGCACAGTTATTAGTATAACATCTCTACAAACTTTGTCAAGTCTTTTTTTAAAGAAAAAACATAAAAACTTAAAGGGGTTAGCTGATTATCTTAAACCAGCTAACTCTCTCATTCTGTCGTAATCGCCTGTGTCTGGTGCTTCCATTTGCTGTGGTTGTGTACGCATTTGGAATTCGTCAAACTTTGCTGTTATTTGTTCGATGAAAGCCTTAGCAGGATCTATGAACTGCTCTCCGTAGTCTTTTTCGATCATTGTTAATACTGCTGTTTCGCCTTTTGGAAATACGCCGTTGTCTCTATCAAAGTAACTTAGTATGAATTCGCCTAATGGTGTCTTTTGTTCGTCTGGTTCCACTGCTTCGTCTTCTTTTTTATCAAAGTCGTGTGTGTCTATATACTGCATTACAGGATACAAAGTGTTTACAATTTGATTACCGAAACGTGCGTTTTTTCCTGACCCCGGCTCGGTTTCTAACTTCTTTGCTTCGCCACGTAATGTCATCATGTCATCAATTGCTGCTTTGAAGTTTTTATCAATGCCTTGAAATCCATTTGTATTCGATTCGATCCATGTATATACATCCCATGTATTACTAACATATTCGTTTGCTAGATTGCCGTCGTACTCGCCATCGCCTGTTTCAATCTTTTTGCCTTTGCCACGTAATACGCCTAGCGCATCACTTGCATCTTTGCTAGTTTTAATATATGCTTCTTGTACATCGTCTTCGTTTGTGTCACATTCGCAAGGTGCGCAATTACATTCTTCGCACTCTTTTGCTTCTGCAAACTGACCCATCATTTCTTCAAAGCCTTGTTCTAGTGCAATCTCTTCTGGGATACACGATCCTTTAGAACCACGAGTTGCACCTGGTTTCTTTTTCCAGCCATCTCTGCATTTGTCATAAATTTTACTATTGCCGTGCTTTTCGCCTTCATCTACTAAATCATCTGGACCTAGTTCTACAGCTTTAGTTGCTTCACTTACTAGGTTATAGATGTA